AAATAATTTATGCGGCACATGCCGCCTTATCAGCCGACTTAAAGGAGCGGCTAATCCGTATCTACGTATCGTGTAGCAACGGGTTAGCGCTTATTAACGAGGTGCGACCTCGACAGGTTTTACGCCTTTGTAGGCGAGGAGGTACGTTTTTTACGGCTACGGGCCGACCACATATCGTAGTGATGGACGTATAAAGCATATTAGTACAGCTAATATTGCAATGCAACAACTATATCAATCTGCGGTTACGCCCTTTTCTAGAGCTGCGAGCCTCAACTTGAGGTTATGTATGTCATCTAAGAGTTCTTCACTTTTAGTTATTTGTTTATCGACAAGACCGGCTGTGTATTCAATCAGCATGTCTTGGCGCGCGTCAGCAGGGAGCGCTCCCAATTCGCCTCTGGGCCATTTAATACGGAACTCGGAGTTGGCCCCTATGTCCATCTGAGTTTTGTCCAAGGCATGCTCAAGGGTGTTTAACCGCTCTTGTACAGAGAAGTACGCCATTGTAGATACTGATGTAAATGCAATCATTGCAATCAGATTCCTGAGCGGAATTGTTACCGCTGTGTCCTCAGATAATTCGGCCATTTAGGTCACCTATGTCGTGCTGTTTTCTTCGCTATCTTTTTAGGTTGCGAGGAAAACTGTTTACCGGCCTTAGTATCTCGGCGCTTCTTTGCGCTGGTTTTTGCGTACTCTTTCTTGCTCAAAGACTCTCGAGCCTTCTTAGGCAGATAGCGTTCGCCAGTAGCTTTCTTACCTTGGGTACTATTCTTGCCAGACTTAGTACCCCATTTCTCTTTGGTCCACTTAGACAGGGACTTCTGAGCCTTGGTTTTTGCTCCTGAGTAACCGCCACCTGCTTTTTTATAGCGCTGCGTGGCTAGTTGTGCTTTGCGGGCTGACCATTGCCCAGGTTTACCGCCTTTTGAGCCAGCTTTTACAGCTGCAACGATGCGTTTCCACTTAGCTTCGTCTGTTCTGGCCATTACACGATTACCTCAAGCTCAGTTTCAATCCAAACCCTAGCGCCACAAGAGAGCGGCTTGTCAGGGCTATAAACAACAGCTGCGACTATGTCGCCATTAGCACCTACTATCTCAGCCCTGTTCGTTTTACGGTTGGCTTTATAGTCTTTAACAGTGATGACTGGACGATCCTCACCGTTTTTATGGTTGGCGCGGATGTTATGCTGGTTAACATGGATGCGGGTCTTCATGTATCACCACTTGGCTCGGTTAGCCCAGTAGGCCGCGCTCATTTTGCCTTTGGCGATGTTCTTTGCGTGCCGCGCTTTAAAGCTGGCACGCTTTTTCTTCATCTTGTCTGACTCTCCAGCCTTCGGTTTGCCAGCAGTCTTAGCCCCTTGCTCGCCAAAACGGATGGTTTTAATCTTGTCACCCTCTTTTGCCACAACAATGTGCGACTTCTTAGGGTGAGAAGGGGTACGCTTAGGCTTGTTGTAGCCCGAGACTCCAGCTCGGGCTAATCGTGGGTCTTTTTTTACTGGCATAACTACCTCGTTATAAAATATCGCCTCTTAGACGTCTTAAAGTTGCTTCAGGGAGTGCATCAAACTCGTCTTCGCTCATATTTGAGAGGTCAAGAGCCTTTTCACCCCTAGTAGCAGTGCCTTCACCCTGCAATTCGGGTGGTTGGGCGTCTGCCGCTTTCAGTTTCTGACTTACTTGCGCCCGTTTTTTCGCTAACTCATCGCTTTTTGGGGCTTTACCGGCCAAAGATGGCGTGTTGTCGACTAAACCGTTCTCGCTGATGACAAATTTCGCTGCTTTTGAGAGTGCTGCAACGGGGTTTTCACCCTTAATGATGAAAGCATCGCGCAACTCAACCACTTCGTTGGTCAACTGTTCACTAAATTGATCTGACTTGCGGTCGAAGATAGGGAATTCCGACTCTAAAGCATCAGCAGCTTGCTGAAGTGCGTTAGCCTGTTGGTTGTGAGACACTGTCTCAGTCATTTTCTGAGACATTTCGTACTCAATCTGAGTACGTTCGGCTTTTCTAATCTCAGCGCGCAGTGCAGCGGCCTTTTCAGCCTCGCCATCGAGGAGGAGGTTCTGGTATTCCATCTCTTTCTCAACAAAAGCGTACTCATCTGGAGCATCTTCAGCAGGTTTCTGCGCTTCACGCATATCATCTAGCTGCTTTTGCAGTGCTTTCTGCTTTTGTAGTACCTCATCTAAGCGAGCCTTCGGAACCATAGGTTTTTTAGCCGGTGCTTCAGCCACTACCTCAGGTTCTGTTTCTTCTTCTGTACTTTGTTCATCTTCAGAAACAATTTCCTCGGGTTCTTCGGCAACGGTTTCCTCTTCTGCATCCTCTGCCACAACTTCTTCGGCAACTTCTTCGGGTTCCTCTTCTTTAACCTCTGCCGCAACCTCAGCGAAACTCAGGTCTAGCTCAGATGCATCGTCTTCTTCAGGCCTATCAGCCCCTGGCATTACGTCAAACTCTAGTGCTTTTTCTTCAACTGCTTCTTCTTGCTTACTCATATCAAACTCCTATTGGGTGTTCTTACGTGTTTTAGCCGCCGACTGCATAGCGGTAGCGGCTATGCGAGTTGCAGCGTGTGTTTCCGATTGACTAGTTCTGGTCTTGTTGGTCAGGTCAGCAAGCTCTCTGCGCAGCTGTAGCTCCTGCTCTTTCATAGACAGCTGAGCCTGTAGCTCTTGCTGACGTAGTTGCGGCTCTATGTCTGCGACATCTTGTGTCTTCGCGATGTTTACGGCGGCTTCTGACTGTAGCTTGCGAACTTCCGCTTCCAACTTGGCCAAGGTGAGCTGCTCTGCCTGCATCTGCATTTGAGCTTTCTGCTGACTTAGCTCCATCTGCTCTGGTGACTGCTCTACGCCTGTCATCATGCGGATGCGCTTCGCAAGTTCTCCTTTCCTTGTGAGGTGCGAGTACTCGATGATCGCGTCGTCTGGTATCGCCACGCCTGCCTGACGCAGTCCAAGTGCTTCAGCGAATTGGATCTCATCAAACGTGTCTCGGGCTGGTGCTGTAGTAATAACAACATCGTACTCGCCGATCGTAAGATCATTAATAATGTCACCTTCGGGGGTGACTTGGTTCACGACCATAGCCTCGCGAGGCTTGAGAGGGTCTTCTTCGTTAGTGATTTGTACAACCCGCTGCTCTGTATAAAACGCCTGGATTAAATTCAACGTCTTCTCTGCTAAGTACTGACGAGATTTTTGCAGGTTATCTAGAGGCACCTGGATCATTACCGCGCCGCGGTTCTGTTTAGCTTGGATAGCAACACCCGATACTTCGGCACTGTCAGACCCCAGCATAGAATCGTTGATCCCTGAGATAGCCTTAATGTTCGCCTGCGCCTTCATCGCGATTCGATCAAGACCTGTAGGGATGCTGTTAGGCGTAATCTTCTGTGGGGGTGTAGTACCGCGCGCATACTCAAGTACTAGGCCTGTTTCAGCGCCATGCTCCTCGAGGTCGTCAGGACTCATACCAACGAGTGAACCGCTCTCTACCATCCAGCCACTATTAGCTGTGGTATTAACTATGTGCAGCTCTTGACTGGCAATTTTATTCAACTGCTCCTGTGGAGACAGTAGGTTACGCACAACACCGAATGGGTTACCCCGACGGAAATATGCGAAGAATGGAACGACAGTGAAGTCGTTGTATGGTGACCAGTTATCGTGCAGTACGACTTGATCACAGGTTACAGTCCAGCGGACTTTACGCTTCATCTTGCTGATTAGGTTCAGGTTGTACTGCTTAGCGAACTTCTTAGCCTTCGACTCCGACCAGGCATCAGGGCACTCACGCTGATCACCAGTGTCTGGGTCAACAAAGCACTTAACGCGTGACATGATCTTGTACTGCCGCTCAACTACTCGTAGTGCGCGGATATTTCCGTACTCTTCTTCGTCGGGGGATATGGTGGAGCCGAAAAGGTCGTCGCCAGGATCTAGGTCACCATAACGTTGTTCTTCAAACTCTATCGAGTCACGCCCGAAACTGTTGCCATTCTCAGCGATAAACTGAAGCTGTTCAGCTTTCTTCGCACCGTAGGCTTCTTCAATCTCGTCAAGTGTCATCCACTTAGTTTCGAACACCTCGTTCCAAGTCTTAGGATCTGCTTCTTTAGCATCTGGATCTATGAGGATGTCCAGGGGATCTTTGGCAGTTATCCGCACCTCACCTTCAACGTGATCTGTAAAGTCCATACGAACATCGAAGTAACCCCGACCGTCCATAATCAAACCGTCTGAGAAGACCTGCTGCTCAACCCAGTCCAACTTGTTGTTGTCGGCTATTTGCATGAAGACCTTAGTCAGGGTGTCGGCTAGCGCCTGATCGCCGCCTCTTCGCGGTTTAAATCTTATGTCTGCTCGGCGGCTGGATTGCTCACCCAATATAGTATTAACAGTAGGCAGTACTGTATTGATGGTAAGGGCGGGGCGACCTTCGGCTTCTAGCGCATCTTGGTCTTCCATATCCCATTGATCACCACGGTAAAAATCATCACACTTCTTCGCCATGTGTATGTATTCGAGGTGACCGTGGTCGCGGGCTCGTACGTAGCGGTCCCATTGACTCGAAGCTAAATGCTGCTCTTCGGCGGGGGTCAGTCTTACTTTCTGCTTCTTCATAGTTATGCGCTCATAGCTGATTTACTTCTCAGTTCTTTACCAAGATAGGGTAGTCGATCGCGCCACGAGGGCTCATGGTAGACGGGTGCTTGATATGTCGAAAATTCCGTCATCATTAAACCTAGCCAAGACAATGCGTCGACCTGATCGTCATGTACGCCGTTTGGAAACCGCAGAAGCTCTGCGACCAAAGGGCCTGTAAACTGTTCGTCCTTGGGCAGGAATACCATGCCCTGTTGCATCCGACCTTGGATGGCTCGTGCTCGAGCCTCTTTGTCCCTTCGCCCAGTCTTTAAGTCCTTAAAGTAGGCTTCAAATAACCCTCGTTCGCGGACACGTTTCTCGAGGAACGGACCAAGGGCCATTTCAATGTGTCCTTTCTCAATGCCAATGATCGAGGGCTTCCACTCTTCATAGAGGTCAAGTATCCGCTCTACGATCTCGAAACCATCGAACCGTCCTCGTACTACATCGACAACGAACAACTGATCGTATTCATCTACGCCGATCACCATACCTACGGTGTAGTCATTGCGATCCTTCTTACCGATCGCCAAATCCCATGCGGCGTAATAGCGCATAGCGCCATAGTCAACCTCGTCCTGGTCGTAGTACTGGACCATGTCCCTAGTGAAGTAATCACCGTCATCAGCAACGGGGTTTTGCTGGTAGAGCGCTGACCAATCACGGGGGCCAACTGCTTTCTCAATTCGTGCTAGTGCTTCTTCGTCGTAGCGTTCACGGTGGAGTGCTTCTCCGGCCTTTCTAAATTGTTCGTCGACCTCTGCCCGTGCTGGGTAGTTAACAACTTCCCACTGTTCGCCGTTAGCATCTGCTGCTTTAAGTAATCTTCCCGCAAGGTCGTCATCGTGCCAGCGAGTAAGAATAACCAGCACACCGCCACCAGGAGCAAGACGTGTGTACGCTGTAGATGTATACCAGTCCCAAGTACTCTCACGTGCGTTTGCGGATTCAGCATCGTCACGGTTCTTTACCGGATCATCGATGACAAGGATATGAGCACCCTTACCAGTAATACCACCACCAACACCGGCAGCAACAAAACCCCCGCCGTCAGTAGTAAGCCACGCTTCAGCAGACTGCGAATCTGGGTCGAGCTTGGTTTTGAAGGCAGTTTTATAGGTCGGTTCACGTAAGAGCTGACGTACTTTACGGCTGAACCCCATTGCGAGCGAGCCTGAGTAAGAACAGCTGATGAACTCGTGCTGAGGGTGTCTACCAAGGTGCCAAGCTGGGAACGCCACTGACGCGAGTGTGCTCTTACCGTGTCGAGGTGGCATAAAGAGCATAAGTCTTGGAGACTTCTTTTCAGCCACATCTTTAGAGAACTGCTCAAGTCTGTTGCAGATGTCTTTATGGACCCAGCCAGCTGTGTAATCTGGGTTAAAACGTTCGACAAAAGGGAGGAGCCGTTTCCTTGTGAGGAATCGGAGGGCGAGTTCTGCTTTTGCTTTTTCTTCAAGAGATAACTCCTCTGCTTCAAGCTCAGGGTCACTTGGCGAGTTTGGTGTCGGTAGTGCATCAACATCGTCCGCTTTGCAATAAACGCAGAGGCCACTTGTCTCAGCGTACAAAGTCGCTGGATGCAGCTTTTTACACCTAGTACAGGTGCGTTTCTCTACGTCACTCGTCATATATTAGTAGAGCTTCATTTTCGGCTT